TCTTGTAGCATCTTGCTTTGTCACAAAAATAGGCTCTACAATCTGCTCACATAGCCGTGCAAGTTCCTGCGTTCTTACCATGACAAAACCACCAAGCTCTGGCATATCAAATGCGATGTACTCGGCTTTGCCGTACATCCATCCGTTATCTCCTTTTACGTTCTTAAACTCCACCCAGATGGTGTTGGGGTGGTTGCCCCCTTTTACGTCTACGGATGTTGTTCCGTTTAGGCGTGTAACGAAGTAGTCAATGTGATCGTAGATGTCGGTGTTGCGGTCTGACTTCTCACAAGAGTAGCCGATGGCCTCGCAAGCCTCTACAAACCGCTTTGCAGTAATATCCCCAACTTGGTTGGAGTATTGCCTGCGCTCGTTACTAACTGACATAAGCGTTGTATAGTGTCTCTAGTTCCTGCAACCTACCACGAAGGCATGAGCCGCAGTTAGTTGGCTTTACCGAATCCTTAAAGACACGATTGTAGATTTTATTTACTTCCGTTTGCTCAATCGCAGTCACAGTGTTCCTACCACGCATTTTGCCGACAAACTCGTATTCTTCTTTGGTCAAGCATTCAGGCTTCCTGTACCTAAATAGCTTGTTAAGTTTCTCCTTACGGGCATCGCATCCGCAGTCAACTCCTGTGGCTTCGCTGAACCAATCCACCGCAGCCTTGATGCCTGTGGCAGTTGTGATTTGCTCAATGGTATCACCCAAGCCGCTTGGCTTCTTTGTACGCTTGGTAGGTGTCTTGGCAGTCTTCTTGGATTCGCTCTCTTGCATTTTTTAGTGTGTTGAAAATTGATCTTGCTGAAATCTTGGTCTCATCCGCTAACGTGCGAATAGACATATCGGTGTTGTGGTACAAGGCAAATATCTTTTTGTCGTACCAATGCCAGTCAGTTTGGGTTGACCATACCCTGTCGTAGAGTTGGATGAGTTGCACCTCTGCATCTTCGTTGGCCTCCTCGTAGATAAACTCCTCAAGGATGTCCACATCTACGAATTCAAATCTTGCCCTCTGGCGCATCAAGGTGGCGTACATATTGCGGAGCGTAACGTACACAAAGAAGGTGTTTACCTCCGTTTCGTTGTACATTATTTTCTCGGCATCATCAACATACTTGTACAATCTGACGTACATCTCCTGCACAAGCTCTTGAGCAAGGTCATCACTCGCTCCAAAACTCTTGCACATACGAATCCAATCCGTTTGTCGCTTTGCTAATACTGCGAGGAGTCCCAAGTGATTTCTACAATTACAACAAACAGAGCAAATTGCACCGTGTGCATGACAATATCTTCTTCAAGGTAGTCGGTCTTTGACCAGTTAGCCCCTACGATAAGCCCATAGATGGGGTAAAGTCCTACGTTAAAATTCATCAAATGTGCGTTTAAGAGTTAGATACAATTCCTTGTATTTAGATAACTCCGCAACGACTTCATTGAGTTTATTTAGTTCCAATTCTAAAGATTGAAAGTCGGGCTTATCAATACAGGCCATCGGGTTTTCTTCAAGAACGCAGCAGGCTACCTTGTAGTAGTGCTGATAGTCCCCGTAGATAAGGCGGTCTTTGTGCATCCTTACGGCATAGGCTACGCTTGAATGGTCTTTGTCTATGGCCTCACCCAGTTCGTGGAGCGTGGCGTGGTTGCGGAATGCTGATACGAATGCTGCTCTTGCAGTAGATTCTTTATGCGCACGGCTTCCATTATCAGAAAAGCCCAGACGGGCGAAGTATTGCTCTTTACTTACTTTTAGTTGACGTAGTTCAAATGGTCTCATTTGCATTTACAGAGTCTTGCTCTGCCCTCTTTATGATTGGTTATTATTTTGGTAATTGGCATAGTGTAGTGCTTGTGGTCTGAAAGTCTCTTAAACTTCATCTCACTCGCCCATTCCACTAAATTGTCATCTTTGTCTTGTACTATGGTGTAGTCAACCACTAGGTAGTCCACCCCATCTACTGCAAAGCATTCGTACTTCTGAAAGGGTGAGAGTATCTGCTTCATAGCGAGTCCTCAATAATCCCTTGCAGGCGTTGTATCTCATAAATCATTTGTTCGCTATCAACTCGCAGCTTTGAGTTAGCCAAGTACATCTCATTCATTTTGCCCTCTGTGAACTGGCGGTAGTCAATAAACTGCTGAAGCAATAGGTCTGCGTAATGGCAAGACATAACGTGGTGAAGTAGGTCATCTTGAACTTCTCTGCCGTTTGCTTTGTCTGCTGCTTGCTTCGCCAACCACATCGCAGTACCTGCAAGCATAAGCTGCTTTTCGCGAATGTAGAGGTCGTGGCTATCGTCAGAAGGGTACATCGCTCGCAGGTGTTTCATCTAATTTTATTGGCAGCAAGTTACGCCCGTTTATCACAAAGCCAACATTACCTAACACGCTCTGTAAGATTAAGGGAGTTTCAAGGGGCGTGATGCGCCCACCAGATTCCATCTCCTTGACCTTACGAACATGGATGTGCGTGTAAATCCAATCGGTTTCGTGTGCAGCAAATCGGTGAATCACGATTACGCAGTCTGATCTGTTACCCCACTTGCCCCCACCCTCAATGTCTGATGTGTTGGGCGGCATAGCCATCCCCTCGTATTTGTGGCCTTTGTAGAATGTCTTGCGCATCGCCTCCGTTACTGGGTGAGCGTTGACTATGGTGGTGACGTTATTCTGATGGGCGAACACACGAAGGGCAGAGGCTACCTCGTAGTGATATTCGTGCATCCCTGTCTTACCTAATTTCTTTTGGTCGGTTGATAGGGAGTTGTATGGGTCTATCAAAGCACCCGTATAGTTCCATTCGTTCTTGATGGAGTTCATTACCTCAAGAAGTTCAAAGGCGGTAAATAGCCTGTTGCCATCTATGAATTGAAAGTACTCGTTGATGAAGTCCAACTTGCGGAACATCATGCCCTCATCAATACCTTGAATCGGTTTGCAAACTAGGAACTCAATTAACTTTCGCTTGAGGCTTGGCACTTCGTTCTCGGCAGAGTAGATGAGCCACTTCTTGCCGAAGTTATACGACTGCAAAAGCATAAGGTAAAGCAGCGTATGGGTCTTGCCTACGTTAGCGTGGCCGACCACGACTACAAACTCCCCATCTTTAAGTCGTAGGTACTGATCTACTTCATAAACACCGAGCTTGCCCGTGTCGTAGTACTTGCCCTTTAAGGCTCTCTGGAGATATGGTAACGAAGATTCGTTAGATAGTAGGTCGGGATGTATCATTGATTCTGATTGGTGAGCAAATATAACAAAATAATTGACATAAAAAAACCCCTCCGTAGAGGGGCTTCACACAACGACCTAATATAAAACCAATCAGAAAGGGTCGTTGCGATTTGCGAAATGCTCGGTGTGTGATGCAGGAGCAGCACTCTGCCCAGTCATCCAAGCGTTAAAGGTCTCTGCGTTGGCAAGGATGGTGTTAACATCATGTTGCGCAGCGCAAGCGTACTCAACTGCTGACTTCAACGCCACTTGGCGAATAATAGAAGCGGAGCGGTCATCGTTACCTTTAGGAGCGAATGAAGGGGCTGATTGGGTATAGCCTCCACCCGTAGATGCGCCATAAGGATTGGGGCGTTGGATTTTAACCGTGCCTTTCTCGTTCTTGGTGTACTCTACCTCATCGCCTACTGCGTAGGGAGGGGTCTGTGATTTAGCAAAGGCAGTGCCGAAGTCTCCATTGTCGAAGCGAACCTCAAGCTTGAATAAATCTTGCCATTGGCCTGTCGGGGTGATTGAAATAATTTTGGACATAATAGATTGGTTTTAGATAAATAGAATTGATTGCTGCTCCAATACATCAATACGAGCTTGAAGCTCTTGTATCTTGTTTTGAAGTGCTTGGATTTGTGCTTGTTGCACTTGCACCATCTCGGTGTAAACGTCTGAAGAAAAAGATAAAGTCATAACTGATTGGTTTTAAGTTACGACAAAGATACAAAACTATTCTGTTACCACCAAACCACTAAAGGTTATTTCTGCCGTGTCTTTGGGAATTGATTTGTCATGAACCATCTTCAGCGACTGGACATAGGTGCGCGAATCATCCTTCACGCCACCCCAAGTCTTGAATGCATCCAGAGCAAACTTCACCGCCATTATCGCATTGTCAATATCGTATCGGTAGTTGACCTTGCAAAAAATTTGCACATCCGTTATCTGCTCAAGATCATACTCTGCTAGTTGCAGCATCACCTCATCGTAATGTTTGGTCTTTGCCTTTGCACGGACTGTCCAATGCTTGGATGCGTAGAAGGCGTTGAGGCTTGGCACTTTGCCGACTACAACCTTGTACGTTTTCAGTTGTCGGGTATCAGATAGCCGCATTGTATGGCGAAGTGCAGGTCTATCTTGGCAATCTCACCGAGTAATTCTTGTTCTTTGTATTTCGCCTGTTGGCGAGCTTGGTATGAGGCTTCGCAGTTAGACATCAGCGTAGCGCACTCCTCAAGGATAAAGTCTATCTTCCTGCGTTTGGCAGGGTTAGTATAATACTGCATATCGGCCTGTTGTTGTTTGGCTTCCTTCGCTTGTTGCGCTAATGGTTTGCTGCTCATCTTGGCGTTCAAGTTCAAAATTTAGGTGAGCGATGGCCTTTCTGATGTCATCGCAGATGGGATTGTGAGGCTTCTTGCCTGCACGCATTAGGTAGGTGAGGGCAGTTCCAAGATTGTAATTATCAGGTTGGAAGTCCATCACCACATCCTTCGCCTCTATCTTCAACGTCTTGCCGATGTAGTACTTTGGTGTCATTTGCCAAAGGTACATCATCCCAATAAATAAAAATGTGGTCAGTCATTTGGTAAATTCAAATTTATTTTGTTTTTTATACAAGTTAAGTAGTTAACTTAATTACTTAATCAACTCTTAAGTTAACTTAAGTTAGTAATTAGTCAACTTATAACTTAACTAACAACTGAAATCAACTAAACAAGGAATTTGCGTTCTAACGCATCCAAATACCTCAAGGTAGGCAATGCCCTATCTTTTGCATTTAAACGCAACAGAGGCCAAATAAACCTACTCTACGAGCTTATCTATCCACTTCTTTACGAAGTACGCAGCAACCAAAATAAATATAAGCAAAACTGCTCCTCCCTCAAGAGTCCATCCCCTCTGCTTCTTCTCCTTCGTTAGAATCTTGGTTTGTGTGACTCGGATGGTATCAGGCAAGCAGGTTGCCTCAACGAATACCTTTCGGTCTATGTACTGAAGCTGCAACCTTACCTTGTCTTGGTAGATTGTCGTGTCCTTGTAGAGTTCCAACGTGTCGGTCAGGTACTTTGTCTGCGTGACAATTACCGTATCCCTTACAATCACACTCTGAAGGACGGGTTTCACAGTAGCGCAACTGCTAACTACCGCAAGAGTCGCAGCCATCGGGAGAATCCACATTGCAAGTCGGTTGAGGGGCATCCTCAAGTTTGTTAAGCCATTCATCAAAAGAGGAGGTATTTAGTTTTGCCATTGTGTTTGACTGCTTTGAGGATTTGTTTTCGGTTCTTGGTACTTGAGTAACTAACGTGAACCCACGATGGCGCAGTATCATTGCCAAATTCCCAAATGAGTTGGTCAAAGTCTAAATTGTCCTTAATCCAATGG